AGAACAGTCGCTGTGTCTTCGTCAACTGTTACGATGTAAGGTAATTTTAATCCTGTTGCTTCTCCTTCTTCATTAACATCTTGGAAGCCTTCTATATCTAAATCACAATGACATTCAAGCAATGTTATTACTTCGTCATTCGACGCGGTAACTCCTGAGATACGATCTTTTGCATCTGATACGTCTGTGTCAGAAGGGTCGCTTGGTTGTAAATCAGTTTCTCTATAAAAACCACTTAATTGGTATTTTAATAGTTCGTTTCCTGACATACGAATAGTATGTGTGATTGTATCTGCATCTTCTAAACTTGTTGCTGTATATGGTACAACTAAATCTTCTGCAGGAATAAATTTAGACACGCAACGTTGCAAAACAGAATCATAGTAAACTTTTTTAAATGTAGAACCTGCAAGAGGTAAATTAAATAACATCTGATCAAACTCTGGTTCGTATTCTTTCATCTCTACCATTAGTTGATAGTTCATAAATTCTTTTACACGCTCAGACTGATCTTCTTTTGCTTGATCTATTTTACCAATAATTTGTGTTCGCACTGGACCACCTGCAGGCAATAATTCTTTGTATGCTAGTGATTGAAATTGTGTAACTGCTTCTGCTAGTACAGGGTGTGTTGCACCTGAAGCACCTTGGAAAGGTTCTGATCTGTTTTCGTATTTAAAACCTAATAAGTCTAAACCTTTTGTGTAAGCATCTTCCCATTCTTGTCTTGATGATTTGTAATCATCATGGTCGTCTACAATCTGTGATCCTATTTCAACAAGTACGGAATCGTCTAATGCTTCTGCTAAATTCTCATCGTGGTTTTCTGAACCAACACCTGCTATTGCTTGTGGATCAAAATCAATCTCAACACCACCGTCTGCAGTCTCGTTTATTTCTACAGGCTGTTGGTTTTCTTGTTGAGCCATCTTTTCTTGTATTGCTTGTATCTGACCTTGTTTGCTTGGAACATTTACTTTTGTTCTAATGTTGTTTGGTAGGTCAAATTTATTTGATTTATCTATAGCCATTATGCTGTCCTCTGTCTAAATAATGAACCTACACCATTTGGCATCGGTCCTGCTTGTGGAGGCACTAGGCCACCTTGTTTAAATCCTGGTTCTTCTTTTTTTGTTTCTTTAATAAATTTTGCTACTGAATCCTCTGTTTTCATAGTAGTTCCTCGAGTTGCAAAATCTACAACGTTACGAATATCTGATTTAACTTCGTCCATACCCATTGAATACTGTTCAAAGTCTCCCAAAGGTTCAGAACCTTTTCTAAACTCTCCAATAAAAAATGATGGGTCATCCGTTACACTGCTACCATCTTCAAAATATCTTTGCAACGATGGTTCATACTCAAAACTAATTTGAGTTCCATCGTCTGAGGTAGTGTAAACATCTATTCGTCCTGTGTTTACATCTTCTACCAATCTATATTCTGTCATACCATCTTTGTATTTATACACTGCATTTACTTCACCTTTGTTTGGCGCTGCTGGCGATACTAAATTACCTTTTGATTGTATTTTGCTAACAAGTAACGGGAACCATGAAGGCATGCCTGGTGCTGACATTGTCTTTGCTGCAGTGATGCCTTTTTGTGCTGTAGGCAATAGTCCTTTACTGCCAGCTAATAGTGTAGCAATTCCGCCTCCTAACACACCAAGAAAACCTCTTCTAGTTATTGGTAATCTACCTTTACCAGGAACATCTTTACCATCAGCAAAACCTATACGACCACCTTCTGCGTTTAAAGTTCTATCTGGTGGTGTAAATGTTTTATCAATAAGTCCAGTTTGCTCTGTGTTTTTCTGAATACGTTTTAATTCATTAGATATTTTTTGTGCCCCTTATATCTCCTAATCTATATAACTCTTGCATTTTTAGAACGTTTTGTTGTATCTCTAACTCAAGAGCATTTAAAATTTTATTTTCTTTTTCTACGGTAGCAGAATATTCTGATACTGGAACACCTGTTAAGGTTTCTTTTGCTTGTTTGTTTTCTGCTTCGTCTAACATTTTTACAATTTTGTTTAATTCTGAGATATCATTGTCTAGTTGTTTTATTTCTTTATTACCTTGCTTCAATTGCTTTAGCATATTTTCCTGTTCAGAATAAAAATCGTCATAAGGGTACTCGTCTACATTAGAAAGTTTAGCTTTGTCTACTATTTCACTGTAACGTTTAGGAATATTTGATAAACCTTCTATGTCACCTAGAGCTTCTGCTATATTAAGTTTGATATCTTCTCTTTCTCCAACCGATAAGTTTCCATATCTTTTTCCATTTAAAACGTCCTCAAGAAAATCTAACAAGCCTTTAGTATTTTTACTTTCAAATAAAAATTCTATTTCTGCTTCAGCTTTTGAAAGTGGACCAGGGTCTAATGGTACTTCTTTTGCAAAACCTAAGTCTGCAGGGTTTTCTTCACCTGCAATTATTTTTTTTGCTGTATCTTTAAATTTATCTAGTCTAGGACTATCTGCATAATCAATAATGTCTCTCAATAAATCATTTTCGTTACCCATTTTTTGTTGAGACAATATATAAGATAGTAAACCCTCAACATTGTCTTCAGTCATTCTTTTTGAACTACTTGGTAAATATGCTTGGTTAGCACCTTCTATTAAAGCTTGTTTTGCTTCCTCTACTGTAGTTCCTGTTTTTTTAGCTAGTTCTTCTAGTGCAATGTTAAGAGCGCCTTTTGCAACTAGCGCTGCTTCTTCAGGGTCTATTGCTTCTGGAAAATTTTTCTTTGCAAATTCGTCAGCATCATCCAATGGTTTTGTTGGAATAGACTCTCCTGCTTTTAGTATTCCTTCTTTAGGAGCATCGTCTAATTCATCTGCTTTTCTTTTTATAAAATCATCAATCCTAGTAACGTTATCTGGTAGTTCTTCTTTTGTTGAGATGCCTGCTTTCTCATCTGCGTCGTCTAAATATTTTGAAATTTTTTTTAATTCTGCGGTTTGGTCTTCTATTTTTTTTGTACCCCTTATAACATCATCACTAGACTTTTCTAAAAGAGCAACAATTTCATCTTTTACTTTAGGGGTTATTGTGCCTTTATAAGAACCTGTAACTGTCCTTATAATCATCTTACTAATCTGGTCTATTAGTTCTTTGATTCTTTGCATTAATAGTACGTCCTTTGTTGCGATGGCAATTCTTCATCCTCGTAGTCTTCTGGATGGTCAACAAAGCCACCTTGTCTAAATCTCATTACAGCTTGAGTCATACTATCCACTAGGTCATCGTGTTCCCCTAACGGAAATGCAGCGCATTCCTCAATCACTTCCTCTGCCCATTTTGTTTCCGGTGCCCAAATCATGCCTGATTCGAACAATGGAGCTACAGAGTTTATCCTAGTATGTTTATCATTTCCTTTACTAGGTGTAAAGTTAATAACTGGTATACCCAGCTTACGCAATTCATACGTCAATGGCAAGCCCGAAGCTTTAGCTTCTATTATCACTGTTTCTGGCTTCCAATAGTCATATTGTTCTTTTGCAACGCGTCTAAGCTCTGGGAACTCATATCTATCTTTAATCATGTCAACTAATATTAGCTGTGGTGGATCATCTTCACTAGGTTTAAATACACCCCATGTAGTTATGGCGCTGTAGTCAGCAGTTTCTTTTTTCATAAACGCTGTGTCATAAGATTGGATCACGTGCATTAATGGAGGTAAACTTTCTTTCTCCCACGGCTTCCACCACTCACGTTTTATAATACTGCCTTCTGCTGCTGTCGGATTTTGTTGGTATTGTGCATTCCATTTTAATATACTTACGGATGCTTTCACCGCTTCTAACTCTTCTAGCTTCCAATATCCAGGCCACACCGGTTTACCGCTGGGTAAGATTGCAGGAAACTCAATTACTTCCCATTGGTCTGCTTTGGGTTCTGCTTGCGCTTTCATTAACTTTCCCGTCAGGTCTGCGACATTCCAACGAGTCATCACTACTATTATTCTGCCGCCAGGTTGTAAACGTTGACGAGGTCCAGATGTGTACCACTCATAAACTCTATCATAACTGGCCATGTTCATTGCGTCCTGTTCCGAATGCGGGTCATCAATAATCAATAAATCCGCTCCACGGCCCGTGATACTTCCTCCAACACCCGCTGCATAATATTCGCCGCCCTGATCCGTTTCCCATTTACCAGCGGCTTTAGAATCTTCTCTTAGTCTTGTATTAAATATTTTTTTAAAATCATCCTGCTCCATTAACGTTTTTGCTTTACGACCAAATCGTACTGCAAGTTCCGCGTTGTTTGTTGCTTGGATTATTTTTAGATCAGGTTTGTTACCGATCATCCATGCAGGCAAGAAGTTAGATGCAAATTCTGATTTTGTATGTCTTGGTGCCATATTGATAATTAATCGCTTGAGCTCGCCTCGTGCGACTCTGTTAAATTTATCAGCCATAATTTTATGATGTTCACCTTCTATAAAATCAGGCCACATGTGTTTTACAAAACTTAAGAAGTCATCGCGGATCGCTTGATCTTTTTTCTTTTCATCAAGTAATAATAATGTTTGCAAATATTCTTTGCGTGTATCTTCAGGTAAGTTTTTTAATTGTTCTGGAGTTAGCATTCGAAAAAATTTTGTAAAAAATTTTGCACCTTTACTTTTTATAGTGAAAACGATTTTAGCCCATATCTATTTATGAATCAAGGCAATATGTGGTATGTATAGGGACCCCTATATACTATATCTGGGGTAGGGTAGTCAGTTAAGTTACAAGCTCAAGAACGGCCAGGGACCCCTCGAGCCGAGCGAAGCGAGGCTAAGGCAGTTAAGCCACGAGCAGTTTAGAATGAGTCTAATGTGCAAAGATATATAAATAAATAGTTGACAGTATTTTACAAATACAGTTAAACTATGGGATAACAAGAGAAAGGATATAATATGTATAGATGTACTATCTGCAACGCAGACAACAAACCAGACTATATGTTTAATGATGAGAAATGTATGGACTGTGTCACCGAGTTAGAGTGGCAAGACAAAGAAGAATACCAATCATATACGGAGGGCTACCAAGATGAATAGTGGAATATGGGAACTATCATTCGTACTAATCTTTATAGGACTATGTATAGGGTGGGCAATGCTATGAGATACATTAGTAAACATGGCTGGTTATATATAATGGTTATACTTGCTGGGCTATACTTCCCAGCAAGGGCTATTGCATTTTGGGGGTTTGGCATATGAGTAAGTCGGCCCGATATTGTGTGGGTTGTGGTAAGAAGTTCTACCCCAACTCATACAGCGCGTATCCGCAAGATGAGTATGCGTTCAACTCATTGACAGGGGAAACAACGAGACATACTGTACCCGCAAGCAACAAGCACTTCCACGCACAGCATTGTATGAAAGAGTGGATTGCAAAATACTCTCGTGAGTTCTCAGAATTAGTTGACAACATATCATATAATGTGATACAAGATAATAGCAACCAAGAGAAAGGATAATATATGGAAGCTAATAAACTAAGACTAAACCAACAGAAACGACAGCTACTCAAAAGAGAGTGGGCTTCGACTGTTTGGAATAAGACACCAATGGAAGTGGAGGACAATCTAAAACTTGCCATTGAAAATTACAGGACAGTAAAACAACAAACTTGGGATAATGTAATCACCCCTATAATGGACGATAAGTTTCCACTAGAGGATATGCAAGTGTTAGCCAAGTACGATAGAGGTAGCAATCACTATCGATCATTCACAGAAATAGATCAATGCTTTTATTTTAAGCCGACACATACTGATAGTAGTGAAAGCCAATACAAGTGGACTATTAGTGATGATGAAATGCTAGCATTGTATCACTTCGAGTTGCAAGAGAAAGGACACCAAGCGACACTAGAAGTTGAGTATAGTGAGACAAGTAGAGATCGCAACCCTCACTATCACGAAAAGACAAAAGCTATGGAAGAAGATTTGTGCAAAGTATCAGCAAGTCTTGATCGTGGCTTATGGAGTAAGCATGGCTATCATAGAGGCAGTAGAGATTATAAAGATGACATATCTGCTTTCAGTCGTATCGTACCCAATACAGGTGGTTGTCATTCTCGTACCATGATGTGTGGCGAAACACATTGGGAGCAACTCAAGATGTATGCAAAGGCTCAAAGTAGTTTGACCAATGCACACCGAGAGTTGTGGAAAATGAAATACGAGTTAGTCAAAGATATGAATAGTATCATTGACCAAGCTAAGTTCTTGTCTGATGTCAAAGAGTATTGGCCAGATGTTCAAGAGTGTGTTTCGTTTGAGACAACTGATCTATCAAGAGAGTTATCTATTGTATCAGACGATACAAGAGAAAGACTAAAACATTCGCTTGCAGTTAGACAGACTGCAAGAGAACAGCAACCAAAAGAAGTTGAAGTTGTTGTGCCAACGCAAGGATTTGCTCTGGTAAATTAATACTTCTAATACTTGGCATGGTAGATATATCTGTAAGACCAAGTATAAACCGCGATGCGGTGACAA